AATAACTCGTGATACAGGTGGTAAAGTTAGAAGATATAAAGCTCCCACTAAAGCAAATTTGTTAAAAAAATTAAAAGGTATAAAAAAAGGCACAAAAGTTGCTGATTTTGATCCTAAATTAAAACCTGTTTTAATGAAAAATGTGCTAGATAACAAAAAAATCACATAAAATGAATAAAAAACAGAAAAAAGTTAAAAAAGTTATGAAAGAATTTAAAGAAAAAAAATTAAATATAGGTAAATCTAAGAAAAAAGTAAAAAATAGAAAACAAGCGATAGCTATTGCACTATCAGAAGCAGGAATTAAGAAAAAAAAGTGATGTCTGAAGTAAAATTAAAAAAATACATGAACGATTTGCATATTTATTTGCACAGACCGTCATTAACAAATGAGGATCGTTTATTATTAGCTACAGCTATGCTTTATACCACTAGAATAGTTTATGAAGAAAATTACGGGGCAGATATGGCTGTAAATTTAATTGACACAATAGGCGGTAGCAAGGTAGAATACGAAAAACCTACAGTACATTAGGAGGTACAAAATGAAAAAAGAAAAAACAGTGGACAAAGGTCAGTTTCAAATGACAGATAAGTCTAAGGTGCCTTTTAAACTTGCACCAATAGATCCTCCAAAGTCTAAGACACAAGGACAATATGCTGTCCAGGTTAAGAAAGTTCCTTTTAAGGGGGTATTCTAATGGGTTATATCAATATGAAATGGAATCACCTACGACATTGGTGGGGTAGATTAAATAAAAAGGGAAAATTATTAGTAGGTGGAGCAGTCGTTGTTGTCGCTTACTTATTAATAACAAATGCTTAATTTCTTAATCGGTCCTATCGGTAGCATGGTAAAAGATGCTATCACAGGTTTCGTTGAAACAAAAAAAGCAAAAGCCGATCTAGCACTAACCGAAATTAAAGCTCAAAAGTCACTTAAAGAAGCTCAAATCGCAGGAAAAATAAGTTGGGAAGCATCAGCAGTAGATCAAATGAAGGGCTCGTGGAAAGACGAACTAATTTTGATATGCCTGTTGGTTCCTGCGGTGGCAGTCTTTATTCCTGGATGGACTCCTCATATTAAAGCAGGTTTTGAAGCCTTACACTCACTCCCTGATTATTATAAGCATCTCTTATACATCGCCTGTAGTGCGAGTTTTGGCATCAAGGGAGCTAAAGGTGCTATGGGACTAATATCAAAAAAGAAATGAGCGCCTGTGAAAAATGTGGCTGTCAATGCCACTGTGCATCTTCAGACACATTTGTAAAATCTTGTGAACATTGTGGTTGTGTAGGATGTCAACATGAAAAAACATAATAGTGGTAATGCTGTTGAACATGTTGTCAAAAAAACTACAATAGGTGATGGTAGGATAAGCACATCAACCATGAATAAACATAAGAGAAGAAGTTATAAACGGTATAGGGGGCAAGGGCGAAGAAGATGACAAAAAAGAAAAAAGCTAAAAGTAGAGTAAATGAGGCAGGTAATTATACAAAACCCGCACTTAGAAAAAGAATATTTAATAGAATTAAAGCAGGTTCAAAAGGTGGAAAACCAGGACAGTGGAGTGCGAGGAAGGCGCAGATGACCGCAGTTGCTTATAAAAAAGCAGGTGGTGGGTACAGAAACTAATGGCCATATCTAGATCTCAAACAAAACAACAAGTTTCAAAACCAGGTATGAAAAAGAAAAAAGATAAAATTATTAAAAAAGTAATTTCTGGTCTAAAAAAAGGATCTAAGGTCCATGCAAAACAAGCTAAATTTTTAAAAGGAGCGTTAAGTGGCAGATCCAAAAAAGGGAACAGGTAAGAAACCTAAAGGAACGGGTAGAAGATTATACACAGATGAAAACCCTAAAGACACTGTTCGCATTAAGTTCGCTACTCCTACAGATGCCAGAAAAACGGTATCAAAAGTGCGAAAAGTTAAAAAACCATTTGCAAGAAAAATTCAAATACTTACTGTCGGAGAACAAAGAGCAAAAGTTATGGGTAAAAACAAAGTTGCTAACATTTTTAAAAAAGGCAAAGAAAGTATAAGGAGGAGTCGTGGCGTTAAAAAAGTCTCAAAAAAGTCTTAAGGATTGGGGTAAACAAAAGTGGCGAACTAAGTCTGGTAAACCCTCTTCTAAAACAGGTGAAAGATATTTACCTACTGCAGCAATCAAAGCATTGACACCTGCTGAGTATGCCGCTACAACTAGAGCTAAGAGAAAAGGCACTAAGAAAGGAAAACAATTTGTTAAACAACCTAAAAACATTGCTAAGAAAACTGCTAGGTTTAGATAAAAAAAATAATGAAATAGATGAACATCAAGAAAGGGATAATTGGGGAGTATGATAGAAATAACAAAAGAATTAAAAGATAGAATTAGAGCGCATGAGGGTTGTGTATTAGAGCCTTATGATGATAGTCTTGGAAAATTAACAGTGGGAATAGGTCACCTTGTTATGCCACATGAAAGAAAAAGATTTCAGGTAGGTGTAAAAATTACACAAGAAGAGGCGGATGAATTATTTGATATTGATATAAATAGAGCTGCTGCAGGAGCAGATGAGTTAATAATGAAAAATATTGGTAGCCATGATGATTTGCCAAAAATCATACATGAGGTCTTAGTTGAGATGGTTTTTCAGCTTGGAAAAACAGGCGTAAAACAGTTTCGCAACATGTGGGCTAGTCTAAAAGAAAAAGATTTTGTGTCAGCTGCGGCTCACATGAAAGATTCTCGTTGGAGAAAACAGACACCAAAAAGATGTGAAAGTCTTTCAGAATTAGTAGCTAACGCTTAATGGATATAATTAAGTTTGTTGATGCACTTAGAAAAAACTTGAAAGTTAAGCAGAACGACATTAGTCTATACTTAACATCAGGCGTAAAAAATTGGGAAGAATATAAACTCATGGTGGGTAAACACCATGCACTCAACGAAGTATTTACAGAAATAAATTCGTTGCTAAAAAGAATGGAGTACAACGATGAAGGAGTCGACAATTGACAAACTTCCTAAGCCTACAGGGTGGAGAATATTAGTTCTACCCTATAAGAGAAAAGAGAAAACCAAAGGCGGTATAATTCTTACCGATCAATCTTTAGAAGAATCACAGATAGCTAGTAGCATTGGTCTTGTATTAAAAGTTGGACCTGACGCATATAATGACAAGGATAGATTTCCTAATGGTGCTTGGTGTCAAGAAAAAGATTGGATAATTTTTGGAAAGTACGCAGGATCTCGAATTAAAATAGAGGATGGAGAGGTACGATTAATGAATGACGATGAAGTCTTAGGGGTGATTAATGATCCTGAAGATTTCCTAACCATGTAAGGAGTAAAACATGCAAGAAGATAAAACAGTTCCTATTGATACCTCTGGCGAATCTTTAGAGGTCACTCTAGAAGAAGAGAATGTTAAAAAAGTAGAAAACGAACAAACACCTGCTGTAGAAGTAGAACAGACAGCAACACCCCAAACAGAAGATCAAGAAAAAAAACCTGTTGATGATGAAACAAAAGAGTATTCAGCATCAGTCAAAAAAAGAATAGATAAGCTCACTAAAAGATTAAGAGAGGCAGAGAGAAGAGAAGAGGCTGCTGTTGCTTACGCACAAGGTGTGCAAAAAGAGTCTAAAGAAATAAAAAATAAATATGAAACATTAGACAAAAATTACATCGATGAGTTTGGCTCAAGAGTAGAAAATCAATTAGACTTAGCAAAAAATAAATTAAAAAATGCTATAGCAAATAGAGATGTTGAAAGTCAAATTGAAGCTAATCAAGAGATAGCTAAACTTACAATAGACGCTGAAAGAATTAAGTACTCTAAGCAATTATCAGAACAAGAAAAGCCAAAAACTGACGAAAAACAAGAAGAAGAGCCTTACAAACCTAAACCTAAGCCTGATCCCAAAGCCGTTGAATGGGCAGAAAGAAATGAATGGTTTGGTGAGGATGAAGTTATGACAGAGGCAGCTAGAGCCATACATAAAAATCTTGTCATAAATGAAAATGTTGATCCTAAGTCAGATATATACTATGATAAGCTAGATCAAAAAATTCGTGAATACTTCCCACAAAAATTTAGTGATGGGGGAAGTCCAGAAGCTACAAAAGTCGCTCAACCTGTAGCCTCTGCAACACGCACAAAAACATCTGGGCGTAGAGTGGTCAAGCTGAGTCCCTCGCAAGTCGCAATGGCTAAAAAACTCGGGGTGACACCAGAACAATATGCTAAACACGTGAAGGAGGCATAAAATGACAAACACAAAAACAAATAAGACTTCGCGCTCGAAAGAAACCCGTGAAAATACAGTTCGTAAAAGAGGTTGGGTCCCTCCATCATCACTTCAGGCACCTGAGCCACCCGAAGGTTTTCATCATCGGTGGGTTCGAGCTGAAATAAGAGGTGTAGCCGATGATAAAAATATCATGGGCAGACTTCGTTCAGGATATGAATTTGTTAGGGCAGATCAATATCCCGACAGAATGGATTTACCAAAATATGAAGATGGTAAATATAAAGGTGTAATAGGAGTTGGTGGTTTATTACTGATGAGATGTCCTGTTGAGGTTAAAGAAGATAGAGATAAATACTTCCAAGACCAAACACTTGCACAGCAAGATTCAGTAGAAAATGATTTATTCAAAGACGAACACCCTAGTATGCCTATCTCTGCTGATAGGCAAAGTAAGGTGACTTTTGGAGGCGGCAAAAAGTAGTTTCCAATAGT